GATAACACTAAACATATGGTACTCCCGAACGGTTTCGATCCGTCTTCTCCGCCTTGAAAGGGCAGCGTCCTAGCCAGTAGACGACAGGAGCACAAAAATTACACTTAACTTTTTAAAGAACATTTGATTGATTTCTCAATCTATGCATAGAGTATAACACAACCAGAGGTTTTGTCAACATCTATTTGCACGTTGTTGTAAAAATACAACACATCTTGGAGTCGGTGACAGGAGTTGAACCTGCATGTAACGGGGTTGCAATCCGTTCCCTAGCCATTCGGGTCACACCGACATTTTATCTTTCTTACGTGAAATCCAACCATCATAGTTTGGATCTTCCACAGAGTCAACACCAAAGATGCCAACAATTTCAAAATCTTTTCCAACAATTCTCACGAACTCATTCATATGCTTGGCAATGTTCATTGCTTCAGCAAGTGTAAGAACTTTGAATGTTTCTTCTTTACCAATTACTTTGTACATAAAAATCCTTTTGGTACCCCCACCGGGAATCGAACCCAGATGAACCAATTATCTGTTGCTTACGGGATATAAATCCGCCGTTTTACCGTTAAACTATAGGGGCATGGTGGAGAGTCTGGGAGTCGAACCCAGTGACCTCATTCCTGAAGCCTGCGGTTTAGCAAACCGGTGCATTACCGTCCTGCCCACTCTCCAATTCTTCAATTCTATTTGCCGCTTCTTCTAGCAAATCTGCAATTCTATCTGGTGCATTTTCTTGCACCGACTTCCTTGTAGTAATTTGTCTGCGAATTTCAGCACGTTTTCTCAAACGATAAACTAAATCTTCGTTCATAAGAACTCCTAAAATTGGTGGAAACGGTGAGATTCGAACTCACGGACCCATTTCTGAATCGACAGTTTTCAAGACTGTAGCAATAAACCGGACTCTGCCACGTTTCCAAAATTAAATGGTGTCCCTTACTTCAACACGCTCTAAACGTATCGGTCTGGTGGAGTTAACCACGGGATTAAACACCATATAAAAACACACTTATGAGAATCGCACTCCCCAAGTTCTCACGCTTGGTTACAACTAGGAGTCACATACAGATTCGGCTATACTGCGAGGTAATGTGTTTTTATATGGCACCCGAGGTAGGAATCGAACCTACAATAACAGAGTCAAAGTCTGGTGTGTTACCACTACACTACTCGGGATCAAATTACACTTAACTTTTTAAAGAACAATGATTGATTTCTCAATCGATACATGTATTGTAACAGAACCAATCTGTTTGTCAACCATGCTGTTGTAAGATTACAACACTTCCAAACAAAAAACCCTCAGAACTTTCGTTGTGAGGGTTGTGAAACTTTAGTTTACTTTTATGTATTACTTGATTCCACTAACCCTTCCGTGCGCCCATGACTGATTATCGCTACCAATAAACGGTGTGCGATACTCTATCAGCGAGGCTAATTTGGAGAGGGTTAAGGAGAAGTTTTTCATAGTGTTATTATATAGGCTTTTTTTTCTGTTGGCAAGACTTTTTTTAAATTATTTTTAAATTTCTTTCCATTTACCATGTTGAATTGGTACATAGTGTGCAGGATCACGGACAATTTCCCATGAGGTTTCTGGCCAGGAGATTCCATAATTTGCTAAATGTGTCTGTAACAAATATTCTGGATTGTATTTGACACCTTGACGGTACAAGGTGTCGAACGTATCTACCGCATTGCAATAGATTTCCATGATGTGTGGTAAACCTATTGCGAACTGGTCATTAAAATTTGGATAATATCCGTAACGTTGGTTGTTCGGTGTGTATATGCAATTTGGGGTCTGTAGTAAGCATGAGTGTGCTAATTTCAAATCAATCGGTTCACTAAGCCCTAAGTCGGTGCGAGAACGCACGACCAAATCGAAATAGCCTAATTGGTGTATTGCTTGATATGCATGTTTTAACAATTTATATTGTTGCCACACATTTACTGGAGTGCTATTGTATGGTTCATAATCTTGCGGGATTTGACCTGCAAAAGAATCGTTAAACACTTCACAAATAGTAATTCTATAATTTGAAGGTAACTCCGGCAATAATCTTTTATAAACTTCCGAACCATCTTTTAGATTACACCAGTTCAGAGATAGTTTTGGATCAACACCTTCTGGCCTCCGCCAAAACGCAATGAAAATTTCAATGTCTGAGTTTGTTAGATTTTTTAACTGTGAATCAAAGTCTATTGAAAATCGTGGGTTACCTGTTAGGAGTAGTGCGGTCTTCGTCATTCAAATATTTCCATTTTATATCTTTTTTTTCTATCGGTGCATCAGGATTTCCAACATCACCAAACACGTTCCATAATTCTTCTTTAACTGCAAACTTTGTCCATAGTCCAGTTTCTAAACTATATGCTTCAAGTTCCCAAGGATGTTGATAGTAATCTATGGCATCAGAATCGATTGACATGCCCTTCCACTTTGAAAGAGTCTCGTTTGTCTCTCCATTAGCAAACTGTTTTATATGCACCATTTCATGTGCAAGAGTTTTTAGTATTTCTGCGGCTCCAATCCAAGGATGAATTTCGATTAGAAACTCTCTTGGTTTATTTGAAGCATTATATTCTTCTATTGAAGCAAACGCCCAGACGTTGATTTTTGAATTGAATTTGACTGTCAGACATATGTTGTCTCGCAGACGCTTACTGGGTATCAAATTTTCAGCGTAAAAGTTTACAGACCTTTTCACGAAAGGTTTGAAATCTTTATCTGGACAGTTGACAATTCTGACTTGCATGTTATCTCCAGTAGCTATGATATTTAGGTACTTGGAGATTTCATAATGTGAAATTATACTTGTTGTACCCGAACACCTGCTCTTACTAGGAACTCAATACCTGAATCAGAACGATAAGTATTGCGATAATACACAGAATCGATACCGCTTTGATAAACAAGTTTGGCGCAATCAAGGCAAGGGGCATGAGTGATAAAGATAGAAGCACCATCACCGGATTCAGTAGATTTCGCCAATTTGGCGATGGCATTGGTTTCTGCATGTAGTACCTCCGGCTTTGTTACTAGAGTTTGTTTACCTGAAAAATCTAAGCCAAAATCATCCTCACAATTATTGTCCCAACCGGACGGCATTCCATTATAACCAATAGAAATGATGCGATCATCTTTTACGACAATCGCACCAACATGAAGTCTACGGGCTGAGGATAATTCTGCGAACACCTCGGCCGTTTTCATATATGCATCAATGAATTTTCGTTTCATGTGAAATCAAAAAGTTTCATAATCTTCTTTACCGACACCACATTCTGGACACAAAAAGTCATCAGGTAAAGTGTCCCATGATCCTTCTAATTCTTCATCGTGGACGTGTCCACAAACAATGCAAACGTGATCCATTACATGTTCTCCAATACTTGTGTGTATGCTTCGGCGTGGCGTTTTTCGACCTTAGCCAAAGCGGCAAAACGCTTTTCAGCTTTTTCTAATAGTGCTTTAAATTGCATGGCGTGTTCTAAAGATTCACGACCTTGTTCATTGAATTCTTTTACGGCTTCAATGTTTTGTTCAGCCTTGGCTCGCATTACGAAACCAGGATACATCTCTGTGTACTCATAAGTTTCACCGGCAATGGCAAGTTCTAAGCATTCTTTAGTGGTTGGTTTACCAATCAGCAATTCGAGGTGTCCCCATGCATGTAGAATTTCTTGGTTGGCAGTATGTTCAAAGTGTTGTGCAACTTCTTCGTATCCTTCTGCCCTTGCAAGTTTAGCAAAGTAACGATACTTGATATGTGCCATTGACTCACCGGCCAAAGCACTCTCAAGATTTTGTAATGTAATTGACATAATTTTTCCCTATTTTGGTCCGGCGTACAGGAATCGAACCCATATTCGTAGGGTAGAAGCCTACTGTATTATCCATTATACTAACACCGGAAATTTTATTTAGTGTAATCGATCTTATGAATGAGTTTATCTTCCATCCAATAAGAACAGAGTTCATGCTTATCTTCTTTCAATCGATTGATAGTTTCTTTTACTCCCTCAATCGTAGTCTCTCGTCCATCAATGATTTGTTCACCAAGAAACTTTTGAGAAATTTCTTCAAATTCACGATTATGTTCAGTCATTACTAATTCATCAAAAGCATGTTCAAGGGCATCAGCTTCGATAATATACTTATTACGAAAAGTAACCAACACATCAATTTCATATAGTGGCATAATTAAACCTCAATAAATTGCAATTCAAAATTATCTGCTTGTTCTTCGTAGTTGATATAACCACGTGGATTGGCAACGATACGGGTGGAACCAATCATGTAATCAAAATTATGATGAGTGTGTCCGTGTGTCCACAGTTTGATTTGAGGATGATCCAAAATGAATTCGGACAAATCGGAACTGTATGCACCGTTCACCATCACATCATTCTCATACTGGGGCTTTGTTGACATTTTGCTAGGTGCATGATGACCAACAACAACCCATTTGGCAGTAGAAAGAGAACCAATTGCTCCATCAAGCAATTTCAAAGTCTCTTTGTGTTGACGCACAGATTCTTCAGGACTAAATTTGCCTGTACGTGTGTGAAATTTACCATCAGCATCTTTAAATGTCACAGGGTTATCCGCATCAGTAATGATACGATAATCGTTCATATAACCCTTGATACCGTAGAGTGTGTTTGGATCTTCCTTGTTCATGTCAGTCCACAAAGTGGCACCAAAGAACATTGTATCACCAATCTCTAAAAATTCTTTTTCTAGAAAATGAACATTGGTAAAATCAGCAAGCCCATGACGGATAGTTCTATGAGTAAAACGAAAATCACCGTGATAATGTTCATGATTCCCGGCGATGTAAATAACATGAGGAAACCTTTCGCTACATTCTTTGAAAAAATTGTATATACGGATCATTTTGTCGGAATCATTGATTCCGTACATGTCCGTCTTGTTGAAGTCTTTCGCAACACAAATGTCACCAGACAGAAGCAACACGTCCGCATTTTCAGTATTTTCAAGTGAGATGGCACCGAATTCCAAGTGGATGTCAGAGCAAAGGGCAACTTTCATTTTGTTTTCTCCAAAGAGTCTTTACGCATATAATGTATTGTTTGCGTCATATTATGAGATGGTGGATGTTTAACCACCGGCAAAAACACAACTCCATCAATTTCTTTAGATGGCCACGTAGCGAAAGAATAATATACTTCTGTCGGTGCGAATTTGTTTTTTACTTTGATTGGTGTTTCAGTTTTCATAGTTAGAATCCGAGTGGTTTACAAGGATTCTAACAGACCCACGTTATTTTGTCAAGTCATCTGTTGTATTTTTACTACAACCAATGTCGATTTTACGTGGTTTTTTTTCTTCTGGAATGATGTTTACCAGATTGATGACCAATAAACCGTCCATGATATCGGCATCTCTTACAACGATAGTATCCGATAGTACAAATTTATGAGAAAAATCCCTTGTACCGATACCACGATGTAGATACTTGTCTGAGGTTCTGGCTGTTTTGATGGCTCCGTTCACATAAAGTTTTCCACCTTCTGAAGTGATTTCGATTTCATCACGCTTGAAACCGGATACCGCAATTTCAATCGTGTAGTTTTCATCATCTTCTTTGACAATGTTGTATGGTGGATAAGTTTGGATTTTGGCACCAGTTTGAAGAAGATTATCAAATTCTTCAAAGGTGCTCAGAAGTCGGTCGAAACCGACAGTGGACGGAAGCAAAGATTTGCCGTATGGCAATGATAGATGTGTCATAGTTTCCCCTAATTAAAGCGAGTTTATAATGCCACCCCGAAGGCATGGCGGGTTGTCCAGCTTACCTTATACTGGTCTGAACTTTCGTGTCAGAGGTGTAATTACACGGACGCCTTTTACCGTAGCATCAAACAGCCCTAAGGTGGGCAAAATCGGCACCGCTGGATATTTAACTACCCTTCAGCGGCATGGTAGTTCCCATCTCGGGGATAATCTTATTTATAAGGAGTTTGCGGCTTTTTACCTATATTGTACTTAGGTACCAATTCCCAATCATTCTTTTCCTTGTGTGAAATAATTTTCACTTGAGAAAGAGAAACCGTTGGTTCTTTAGTCGAATCTTCCTTGACAATTTTCAATAGTTCCCAATCGGACAAAAGATTGGTTACCGTATTTCTCCGAGCAATATCATTCTCGGTGAGGTCTGTGGGTTTACCGTCCAAAGAGAATAGTTCTTTGAAGTGTACAATATAATACTTACCTTGCTTGTGTAGAATATGGCAAGATTGGTAAAGTATTTTTTCTTTTTTTGATGCAACACCAATGCGTGTAAGTGTCTCACGAACTTTTAGAAAGTCGTCTTTTTCATTTAGTGTTACCTCTACCATATCTTCTATTTTAATCATTACTTTTTCACTCCACCTTTTTCTATTTTTTCTTTTATCAAAGTGATATCTTCATCAGATAAAATGCGTAGAGCTTCTTTGGCTTTCTCGTCCGAATAGCCAAAGTATTCTTTCACACACTCTAAATCTTTTACAACCGATGTTTTTTGCCATTTTTCGAATTTGCGTTTCATCGGCCTAACGGTATTTAGAAGATATTGGTATTGAAGTTTTTGAGGTAAAGAGTGATTTATATTCATCTGGTTTGCATACAAGATGCAATCCATATGATATGAGAGTGAACGATTCACAAGAAAAGGTACATAGTCTTTTTCAGTTTCTAGTACATCTTTCTTTGTTTGTAGAATGGACGGAATGATTTCTTTGAATAGATCAGCCATATCATTTGAACTCACATTCGACCATGAGTTCGGTTAAACAGGCCATCATATTGATTTCTTGGTCAGCAACAAAGGCGGATTGATACTGATACTTTGCAAGAACCAATACAGCAGGTGGAATACTATCTGGTTTCAAAAAGTCGTACATCGAATCATAAATCTTACGTAAAATTGTTGCAGAATCAGAATCGAGATTGTTAGTAACCCACTTACGTGCGGAACTAAAATCTTTACCTTTGATGGCTTTGATTAAGTCTGAAATTTGAACATCAGCGATAACGGCAAGGATGCCCTTGTCAATTGTACCTGATACCGAGTAACGCTGTAATTCATTTAGAACTCTCCGATTATCCGGAAAGTGTTTCATCACAACAGCGGCAACAACTTGTTTATCGTAAGTAATACCTTCTTGTGAAAGAATCCATTCAACTCGTTTAAAGAATTGTGCCGCCATCTTTGCTTTTTGATCGTTTTGAATCTTAAATTCAACAACAGAACAACGAGAATGTAGAGGTTCAATAATACGAGTTTTGTAGTTACAGGTAAAGATAAAGGAACAGTTTACCGAGAATTCTTCAATGGCACCACGGAGTGCAGGCTGAGTTGAGTTTGGATTTAGATAATCTGCTTCATCAATAATGATGACCTTGCGGCCACCAGAAAGACTCATTGATGAAGCATAGTTTTTGATTTTGTTTCGGAATGTGTCGATGCCGCTTTCGTCTGATCCGTTGATGACAATAAAGTCGCAACCGACTTCTTCACAGAGTGCTTTTGCGATTGTGGTTTTACCGACACCTGCGGAGCCAGCAAGTAACAAATTCGGGATTTCTTTTTTATTGACATATTCCTGAAAGGTAGTTTTAATCGAATCCGGAAGAATACAGTCCTCAATTTTATGGGGACGATACTTTTCCACCCAAAGCATTTGGTTGCTTTCCATTCACATTCTCCATCATAAAATAATATTATATCAGATTTTACGCCAAGAGTCATTCTCTTTGACATAAAGTTTACCATCAGGACCTGGTACAATATTCACAGCAACATGTTTTTCAGTTCCAGGTTTGTAATTTGGACCGGAACCAATAAAAAAATAGTTTCCATAACTACTCTGTTGCGGTGGTAATACTTCACCATATGTTGCCTGCAATTGCAACACGGGTTTACCTTCAAGTTGTTTTTCTAACTCAGCAGTTGGAAGTTCATCTTGTTTATAAACAATTCGTTCTTTGACTTGTTTATAACCTTCAACACCAACTGCAAGTAGACCAACCAGCCCTAGACTTTTTGCAAAATTTCTACGGCTTGTTGGGTTCATTTTGTTTCAGTCATACCAATATAAAGTGCTTCGAATTCATTGTCTTCGGTCACTTCTTCTTGGAACGATTGCTTGTGATGTGTCTTTGCCATACGGCGGAGAACTTTTTTAGGAATCTTGAAGTTATCATAGAGTGCATCGATAACATCTTTGATAGCTTCTTTGTGTGAGTCAATCAACGACATTTCGTTAGAAATTTCTGACAGTGCATCACGAATAGATTTGAGTTGATTCTCATCGAAAGAACCATAGAGAGTAGTCACAGCAGTCATAATTATCCTTCGTACTTAGAACCAGTTTCAGTTGTTACCCAATATTCGACAGACATGGCAATGTTCTTAAAATGTCCAATACCCTTGGATGCAATAGTAACATCATATGCACCAGGAACAAAACGTAAATTTTCTGTAGCGAAAACCATACGATAGGTTTTACCGTTACCGGAAACATTTAGTTTTGTTGAGTTCACATGTGACGCATCATCTTTTGCATCGAATGTTTCAATGTTCACACTTTCACCATCGGAAACAAACGCAATGTTAGGAGAACCCAGTGCTGATGCAACTTTAAAAATCCATTCCAAGTCTTGTGCATCAATAGAAAACTTGATTTCTGCCGTATCCATTGAGATGGTTTTATCTGGTGGAACGAGAATAGTTTCTTTCGATGCTTTCCGATACTTGGTGCTGGAACGTCCAGCAAGTCCTTTAATGATGATATTCTTTTCTTCAACTTCGATTTCAGGTTGTGCATCACGTGACAGTGTTACGTTACCTAAAAAGTTATTCAAGTCATGAATACCAAATTCTGCATCAAACGTATCGGTCAGTTCAGCTTTGGCAAGAATATTTTTTTGTTTTGAAATAGTTTCGATAACATTTCCAGCTTTAACGTAGATACCCTCGTTAATAGTTGCAAAGTTTTTCAAAATGTTCATAGTGTTTGCGGATAGTTTCATTACAATACTCCTTTAGTAGACTCACCAATTATATCAGGACCAAAGGACTCGGTCAAGCATTTTGTAAGTTTTTTCTTCAAATCTTCCAGACTTTCATTATTATCAATTGTGTGGTCGATGTTGCCACCAACCCATCTCCATTCAGATTCATGTATACCTGATTGCTCAAGCATAAATTTTTCTGCCTTATGGTCACCACGATTTGCTTTTGCGGCAACATCATACCAGTGTGGAGTGACTCCACGTTTAATTTCAATCAACGTACCACCTTGTCGATTGATGAAATCAATTTCATTTTGAAACCTAACATCAGTGACTACATAATTTTGTTCTGTCGCATTATCAATATAATTTTTTAATTTAATGACCCAGAAGTCTTTATGGAACACATCACGCCCAACCTCTGTGCCCATAAGTTGAAGTGCTAAACGTGGAGTGAATTCTTTACCAAATTCATATGACCAAAATTTGTCAGGTTTTTCTCTCCAGTCACGAGAATGTTGTGTATCACCTTCAAGCAAGTGTCGTGGCCATCCAAACATTTCAGCGGTAACATCCTTAACACCTTTCGCAAAGCTGATAGGAGTAAAACCCATATCTTTAAGAATGTCACCTGCTGTACCTTTACCTGAACCGATAAATCCAAGTAAACCAACAATCATTACATTTCTCCGACAAAATTGGCAACAGCAGGCATATCGCCTTGGAAGTGATAGGTACCAATGTGCTGAGTTTTCATCCATGGGCATAACCAGATTTGACCACCCATGTTACGCCACCATTGACAGAACATGTAATCTTCTGACAAGTAACGTTCGGAAACTGGATCAATCACTGTATCAAAGTATGCATGAATGTAACGGGAACCGTCAAAGTGTGCTTGACCAACATGATCTGGTTTATATTTCAGTTGTGGATATTGTGCGGCAAACTTAGGGAAAACGTCACGCTTAATCATCATGAAGCCAGTTCCGATTTCCATAACTTCAAGTGGTTCAGATACAGAAAACTGTGCGGTACCTTTTACTGGATTAAACACATAGTCACCAGTGACTTTTTCCAATGCATGAGGCTCAATGTCAGGATGCATTTGAACCGCTTTCTTTACGTTGGTCCACTTGATAGCCTTCTTAGGATAAGGTCCACCAATAACGTCTTTATCTAGCGCCAACATTGCAATCACATCTTGTGGATTAAAGTTGATATCAGAATCAATGAACAACATATGTGTACAGTCTGAACGATTCAAGAATTCATCTACCAAATAATTTCTTGCACGTGTAATCAAAGACTCATTAAACAAGAATGAGAATTTGACTTCGATTCCATATTGAATACACATACCTTGTAAGTCAAGACATGCCTTCATATAGAGTCCATGGTTTTGCCCACCATACATCGGTGTGGCAACAAACAGCTTATTTTTTCTAAGTTCTTCTGTTTTAATTGAAATTTCCATTTGTACTCCAAAAATAAAAAAAAGGAGAGACCATTCTCAAAGAACGGTGCTCTCCCGTATCAAACCGATATTAAACGGTTTGTGGACGAACGCCCATAGCACGGCATTGTGCTTTGAAAGACTTGGATGGTGAACCAAGACGGTAAACAGCAACCTTAGAACCATCTGCACGAGACTTGATGTTTGTGTAGATAGCATAACCTTCGCTACGCAATTCCGCAATACGTGCGGCAACGTTGGTGATACCAAAACGTGAACGAGCCTGGGCTACGCTGAAGGTGTTGTATCCCTCTTTTTTGGAAAGGGCTTGCAACATTTTTTGTTTAACGGTTAATTTTTTCATAATAAACTCCATTTTAAAGTTAAGAACACTGCTCATCTGAGCAAATCACAGTATACAATTATGTAGGATAAAAGTCAAGTGTTTTATTGGTACACTTGTACATTTACCGTCCTACTTGCGGCAAATATTTTGCTTTGGTTTCTTCCCATGTCAAGTATACCAAATCGTCATAGAACAAGGTTTCATATGAAACGTTGTTTTTCTTCTGTAGCTGACGAATACGACCTTTGGCATATTTGGCTTTCCAGAGGTCAGACAATGCTTGTTCGGAAGTATCAAAAGATTTTACGAGTTGGTCCTCTGCAATTTCTCCACGGAGAAACTCATTGGTATTATTGTAGAGTGGTGAGAAATAGATACCACGTTGATGTGCGGTGCGGGTCAACTCTTTTGGAATACCAAGTTTTGGATACAAGAAATGTAGCGAACGATTCTTGTGGTCACGTTTAAACGGAAGACCTTTATCATTCTTCGCTTCCCACCATTCAAAGTATTTGTCTGTGTGGTTTTCTTTGAGCCAGTTCCAAAGCATGTTTAGTGTAGATTTACGAGGTTCAAAGGCAACCGAACCGGAAGAAAAACCCATTTTGTTCCAATATTCAAGACCATCATATTGAGAAAGTCCACCAGCTTTAGTGTTTCCATAAAGAGAAGTGGTTGTGACTCCTGCAAGAACGTCACCGTACTTTTCTTTCCATAGTCGTTGAACGGTATCAGATAGGCAAAGCAATGCAAGTAGTTTTCCACCCATGTAATTGAAACCGAGTGGTTGAAGTGGAACAATAGAAGAACCAATCGCAGTATGGTTAATCATACCACCTTGTGTTTTCTTTTCACGTTCCCAACCAATCGCAGTATCACGTGGTGTCAAATCTAAGAAGTCGGAAGAAATACAAATGACACCAAGATATTTACCAGTTACATCATCTTTGACAATGAAGTTGAGATTGCGACCAATGTTCGAGTTGTTCTTCATCGTAGAGATAAAGGTACGTGTCGTGTTCCACAATACAGGAAGGTCTTTGGTGCGCTTTTTGTCGCTTTTTATGGTTGTACCATCAATTCCTGTCGTGAAATTGTGTCCGGAGTCATCAGTGAATTCCATGACGGGACGTAAGTTCATGAAGTCATCAGGTGATTCTGGTATCCAGATGTTGTTCTTTGCAATGTCAATATACTTACCTTGTTCAGGATCGATGAGAACCTTTTCTTCACCCCAAAAAGTATTGTTAGTTTTTGTGGGAAACTTCTCCTGAACTTCACACCATTTCTGATAGAGTGTGTATTCTTTAACATCCATGTTGGATGCATAGGTCAAGTCTTCAATGAGAATGCGTTTCAATTCATCAATATCCACATGCTCAAATGAACTTTTTGGATTGTTTTCGGACCAAACTTCCCATTGCTTTTGCACATGTACTGGCCACTTTTCATTTTCACCTTCAGAAACGTTTGACATTAAATTTTTCTTTCACTTTGTTAATCATCATCTGTTGTAACTTTCGTCTTTGAACGGCAAGTTTCGATCTCTTTTTCATTGCCATTTGCATAGCTAATGGCTTCACATGCATAGTATACACTACTCCGTTCATGTGGTCAAGCTCATGTTGGAAACAACGTGCAGTTAATCCGGCAAACGTAGCAGTCTTCAATGTACCAGTGAAATCTTGGTATTCTACCTCAATTTTAGTAGGGCGCTCAATGTTTAGGAATAAATCCATAAATGAAAGGCAACCTTCTTCCATTTTAATTTTTTCTTCCGAAACGGAAATGATTTTTGGATTAAAGAATGCCACATATTCATCACCAGAACCCATGACGAATACTCTGTAATTGTATCCGCATTGATTGGCAGAAAGACCTAGCCCGTTGTGCTTCTTACATGTTTCAACAAGAGAACTTGCGAACTCTGAGGGATTAACTGGTGGATTAGCAAAGTCAAATTCTGGTAGTGCTGACTTTAAAGCTGGATGTATTTCTGGTACAAGAGTAAAAATTTCAATTTTTTTGCTGATTACAGGTAAATCTTTTTTCCATGCATCAGTATCAATTACTAGAAAATCATTTTTATCATTCATTTTGCCACCTGTGAGAAGTTTTTCACTTTTTCAAATTTAATTACAGACCGGAACTTATCGAAAAGCTGGTCACCTTTATGTGAGATTACAAAAACATTTGTAGTATTATCTAGGCTGTTCAAAAGTTTTAAGAATTCTTCTGTACCAACACCATCAAGAGAAGAATCGAACACTTCATCGAGAATCAAAAGATTTGTACTAACCGAATTTTTCATCTTAGCAATTTGTCTCCATGTGAATAGCAATGCCAAGTCGATACGCATCTTTTCACCTTCAGAGAATGATGCATAAGAAAATTCATCACGGTGACGAGACTTAATGGATTCTTCAAATGATTCGTTCAAATTGAAGTTAACAAAAAAGTCCATAGCAGTCAAGTATTTGTTAATCAATTTATTCATGACAGGCAAATATTGTTTAATGATTTTTGTTTTGATGCCTGTATCTTTTAACAAAGTTGCAGCAAACTCATGATATTGTTTTTCTTCTGCAAGTTCTTTACCAGTTGCAATTGAAGCAGACATTTCTTCCTTTAATGATTTAAGTTTAGTATTGTCTTCTTCACCTGAATTCGATTTCTTTTTCAATTCATCTATCTGAGTCAAAAGTTTAACATTATATTGATTGATACTTGTAATCTGTGTATTCAATTTTACAAGTTCAGTTTGATGATCTCGAATATGTTTTTGAATACCATTTATTACCTCAATACGGTCAGTGACCTTTTGTAACTCCCCTTTAAGTTTATCTTGTGCCTCAGAAATCTCCTGAATTTTAGTTTTCTTTTCCGACACATGTGTTGTCTTATGGTCATCAGTGATGGTCTGCTGGCAAGTCGGACAATTATCATTGTCTTCATAAAAAGCAATTTCTTTTCTCAACTTACCAATGTTATTTTCAAACTTGGCTTCAATCTGTAATAGCTTTTTATTTTTTGTAGCAATTGTAGTTTCATCTAATACTCTATTGGATAAAATATCAACATGCTTTTGTATTAGTCCAATATTTTTTAACGTAGTTTTAACGGCTTCAGCATTCGTGTTCAGTTCAGTAACCTTCTTTTCGATTTCAACAAGATTGTTTTTCTTATGTTCCTCTATGTTCAGTTTCTGAAGTTCAATCTTTTCTGCAATAAGTTTCATATCATATTCAACAGTCTTCTGACTATCTTTAATATTTGAAATTTTATTTTTTACTATTACATTCATTGAAGAAAAAATCTGAATGTCAAGTAAATCTTCAATGATTGCTCTACGGTCAGCAGGAGATAACTGCATGAAAGGAACAAAAGAAGCTGACCCAAGAATGACAACTTGAGTGAATGATTTGTAATTCAGTTTAAGGATGAATCTTTCAAGGTGTTCTTGATAATCTTTTGACTTTGCATCTTGATTTACCAATACACCATCACAATGAATTTCAAAAACGTTGGGCTTGATACCTCGTGTTACCTTGTATTGTTTTTTACCAATACTGAATTCAATCTCAACTACAGTATTCGAATTGTTAATCGAGTTTACAAGTTGTGGTTTATTAATTTTGCGAAAGGGTTTACCGAAAAGACCAAAAGTGAGTGCGTCCAAGATGCTGGATTTACCGGCACCATTATGACCAACAATCAAGGTGTTGGTTGAACGAGTTAGGTCAATTTCGGTGAATGCGTTACCGGTTGAAAGAAAATTCTTCCAACGACATTTTTTGAAAATAATCATTATTTAAACTTAGGTCCAACAGCCCAAACGGAGATAGATTGCCTGTTACCAGACAAAATGGGTGCCACTCGGTGCAACATAAAAGAAGGAAACAAAATAACCGAACCTTTTTTCAAATTTGTTTCCCATGGAAAGTTTTCAGAGAAGTGATTGATTTGAAAATTGCCACCCTCAAAATCCACACCAGGCTCATTTAACAATAAAATCACCGAGAGTTTACGTAGATGTTCGAGTAGACTGTGTTCTATAATTTTTCCGTTTAAAGGTAAATCCATATGAAACTCATGCTTATCTCCAATATTATATTTTGCATACTGTAAATAATTGAAGCCATATAAATCAAAATTAAAATATAGGTCGTTATAGTATGCAATTAAATTATTAAATTTTTCCCACATCCAATTGGTATATTCATTTGGTTGACTCACCAAAACAACGTTAGTGCGCCTCTGTTCGGGTATACCAGTTATATCGGAATATTCTTCGCCCGGATGTAAGGTATAATTGTTCTGAAAATAATTTGATATGTAATCACATTCTTCCGAAGAAAACATTTCATTGTCAACAATGAAAGCTGGTACGAAAAACATTTTTTCGACCAATTGATTATTTACCATTTTTGTCGGTGAACTCATTATGATTCCTCGTTCAATGCTTCAACATATAACTCTTTTAATAGAGTTTTTATTTTATCTTTTTTTAAATCAGTTGTCAAGTTGTCAACATATTTGTTGAGTATTGTTGTGGTATCTTCAGCTTGATCCACATCATTGTCCTCAATGTCTTCCAACTCAGTAAAGTCCTCAGCAATTGTAATGTCAATTGGATTCGCAAGATATACATTATTAATAAATGTGTCAAAAAGGTATGGATTTGTTTTATTCACAACAACAACTTTAACATAAGTTGCTTTCAAATGTGATAAACCTTCAATCTCAAAATGTCCCATGCAGATTGTTGCATTAGTATCTTTGAGTGTTGCCATAGAATCGTCATAGTTTTCTGGGCAAATCCATGGCATCATGCAAATCGAAATGTCTTCAATTTGTAGTGTGGTCGGATTCTTTATGATATTGATGTTCTCATATTCTTCCAGAACAAGTCTTGGTGAATTAACATCGTTTGTGTTCTTGTAATAGGTATCGTGATTACCTACCAGCATGTGGACCTTAATGTCACGTGCGGCTAATTTACCAAAGAACATCTTCTTTGCACGTTGCAGAGAATAGAAGTTTACATATTTGCGGCGATCAAACGTGTCACCAAGAATGAGCAGAGTATTAATTCCGGCAGAATCAATAGCAGGAAAAAATGTTTCATCATAAAACTTTTCATAGAAATCCAAAAAGTGGAGCGAGTCATTTCTGGCACCAAAATGAATATCGGTAATAATTGCGACCTTCATAATATGTTGGAACCCTTTTTTCTGTTTTGTGTCATAGTAAGAATTTGTAAATTATCTTGGTGATGAAGTCCACCTTTTGCAATAGGAATAATATGATCCACCTCATGTATAACACCAGTTTCTACACACAATCTCCGGCATTCTTCATATATACTTTTGATTATATCTAAATCCGCATCGACTGGCAATTGATTTCGGACACTAGCTCTCCTTTTTGCCGCTTTGTTAGCATTGACAATTTTACCTTTTTCTGAATTGTTATATTTGTCGTTTTTTGCTTTAAATTTATCTGGATTATTTTTCCAATAAAGATCAACTTTATCTTTTGTCCTATATTTCGACATTAACTCTTTGTCATAAAGTTTAGGTAAATTACGTTTGACGTTGCAATTCACACAACTATAACTGGAAACATGTTTCTTTGTCGAACCGCAAGTTTTACAAGGCACACCATCATAAATTTTTTGTCCACAGTCTATAGCATTTTTACGGTTAATTGATGAGGTTTTTGGAAATTGATTAGACATTGGTGCTCCAAAGTGTTCCTTTATTTAGACATTTTGGTGCTTTCACTACTTTCAATTCGTTTCCTCAATTCAGTGCTACTATATTTGTGGTTGCGGGTATTATAGTAATATTCCTTATCTAGATGTTTGCCAGTAAACGGTTTGATCCGATATTCTTCACCAAGTATCCTAACATCATAATTCACTGAAGTCAATAGGTTTAAAAGGTCTTCTTCAGTGGAATACGGTATAATTTCATCAACATACTTGCAACCTTTGAGTTGTGCATACCGTTCATAGACGGACTGTACCGGTTTGTTCTTCTCCGGTCTATCAAGCGTTGGGTCTGTCTGTAATGCAACAATTAGGTAATCACATTGTTGCTTTGCTTCTTCTAGCATCAACACATGACCAGCATGGAATAAATCAAAACAAGAGCAGGTGAGTCCAATTTTCATATCAATCTTCCAAAAACTTTTCGATACCTTTGTTCTTCTTTATTTCCTTTTTCTTCTTTTTGGTTTCTTCAAACGTTTCGATGAATTCGGAAATATTCTCATACAGTTCAAAAGGCTTTGCGGCAACATCGTCATAACCCATCATTTCGGATTCATTGAAAATACCAAACTGTTCTGTTGCCTTGTACTTGACATACAGTTGTTTCTTTTCTTTTTGAATTCTGCGTAAGAAAGCAAAGTAAATGATCTGTGTAAAGTATGCAAAAGGATTACTTGATTTCGAAACATCAAAGTTTTCAAAGTACATCAGACAGTTTTCGATACCATCACCAACCATTTCATCTCTGTAAGTATAGTTGATGAAGTTTGGTTTATGTGAAAGCCCTTCAGCAATTTTCATAAAGCATTCACCGATGTAGTTGGGAATTTTTGGTTTTGGTGCACCAGTCTTTTTAGATTCTGCTACTGCCGCTTGGTATGTTAATAGTGCTTGACAGAAATCTGCATTGTTGATGTAATGCTTCCTCGTCTTTGTTGCTGGGATTGGTGTTGTTTCTTGTTCCATGATATGTTTACCTTAAAATTGCTTGACTTCCACTTGACAAAGGTCTACAGTCCAGTATGTAGCCTGTGCATGATTATTAATGAACTATAGATGTATCTGGACCAACAGTGTCCAACATCATATGAATCATCTCTTTGGACATTTCCATGTCGTTCACCTCGATGTTTTCTTCTCTTACTATTTTAGCTTTGTTTATAGTGGTAACAGCATTTTCGAAATACTCTGTGAACTCAGGTGTTGGTTCCATAATTGTTACAATCTCACTTTCAGTGATAAATGCTTCATTGTACTTTATAAGAGGTACTGGCAACCAATGATCCATCATAATAATTTGTTTACCCGATTTCATATCGTTTTTAACGAGAACGACCATAGGTTCCCTTAAAACAAAATTTAACTTATCTACTTGTTCAAAATAAGAAATGATATCTTCACCTGATTTAAGGCGTAATAGTTTTATTGCTTCCATTTTTTAGTCCTATCTTATAGAGTTTGTAAGTGAACTTCTCCTCATTATATATCTTTGTTCGTTCTATAAAATGTTTAAGAGTAAAATTCATATGATTCTTATGTCGAAGATCATCTGCTATGTCGTATAAAACAGCTTCAGTTTTGCTGTCACCGATTCGTAAACCTCGTCCAATAGATTGGAGATTTCGAACTCTTGATTTGGATGGAGATGCGAATATAATATTATGGAGATTCCTAATGTTAATTCCAGTGCTAAAAGTACCATAACTAGCCACAATAATAGCGTCATTTTCATCTTCCGTTATACGTCTTACTTCCTCCCTTGTTTCAGTATCAGTTTTACCATAAACAAAGAAGACCTTCCTATCACCAATATTCTTGGTATTAGTTATCATATCATATAGTATTTTGCCATGTTTGTCAACATATTGGTAAAGGATTAGACTGTTTCCTTTCATTGATACCGCAAGATTTTTGATGAACTTGTTTCTATTTTCATTTAATATCAAATATTCAATTTCTTCCTGATAAGTTTTATCTCTCATTAATTTGCAGATTTCATCATCATGTTTCAGAATCAAACACTGTATTGTAAAATCCGCAAGTTGTTTGTTGTCCATGAGTTCTTTGGTAGTTGTCACCTTTTCTACTTGACCAAAAAGACCTTCAAGCACAAGTTTATGTGTCTTTGTTCCATCGAGAGTGCCAGTCAAACCAATTCTGTATCTTGCATTTATACATTGTGAAAGTATACTTGTCAGAGATTGTGCTTTAAAAAGGTGTGCTTCATCACCAATGACAAAATCAAATTGTTCAAAGTATTCTTTAGGTTGTGTGTAGACTGACTGCCATGTTGAAATGGTGAGTGGAAGTTCAGTATTTTTATCTCTACCTTGGTAAATACGATGAACACTGGTTGCCACGTCCCAACCATTTCCAGTAGAATAGTCTGTGAAGTCTGTGTATAGTTGCTCCACCAGTGATGTGGTTGGTACAATAATAAGACCCTTCTGACACTTATAGTCCAGTAACTGCCGTATGATAAGATAAATGATAAGAGATTTACCTGATGCTGTTGGTGATAACAACAAACATCTCTGTTTTCTCATGGCATGTACGTATGCATTCTTTTGGTAATCTCTTACTTCAATATTTTTATTTCTTGACTGTAGAGAAAGACTTGTGATAAACTTATCTGCATGATAAACAGGATAATCTTCAGTCAAATCTGGTCTAGGGTCTCCATACTCCAGTGTATATTCCCGTTCAGAACAAAATGTTTCTATGTAAGGAAGTAGACCGTGATACAGTTCAAATGTACGCAAGTCAAACAATCTTATCTTACCGTCCCAGATTTTATTCCTAAATGCTGGTGTAAATTGATGACCAGGTACGTAAAAAGTAAAGTAATCTGAAAGTTCTTGTGCTGCCGAACGTTCACACTTTACTTTTACATATGATTCGTTTCTTTTTGTTACAATTATTTTAGTTTCCACCGATGAATCTTTCCCATGCAATATAATCTTTCAATTGGAAAGTTCTACTTCTGAGTTCTTGTAGTATAGATTCACACACGGCAATTGCTTCATCATGATACATTTTCTTTTCTAAGAACCGAATAAGTTCTGCGTCCGATTCAATGTATTTTTCAATTCCATGTTTGGTCTTTACTGTCAACAGAAAAGGTTCCCAACCATATTCTTCCAGTTCTTCTTGTGAGAGTGCGCCATTATAATATTCTTCTTTGATTTTACGCATACGTGAATATTCAAAGTTAACTCTTTTCATGGCAAGTCTGTGATTCACAAGAATCTTCAGATACTTATTATGTAGTGTAGGTATTTTTAGCAGTTCTTTTCCTGGTTCCGTGGAATCAATTACAGAATCTTCTTCCCAGTATTTTAATATTTCATCAAGTTTGGTCATTATAAATCTCCATTATAAAACTACATTATATCACGATATTTTTTCAATGTCAAACCAATCATATCTGAATGATGCTGTAGCTGTAATATGTTCTTCTGCTGAAAGTGTGGTATCAAATTCTAAATCACTGAGTGACATTGGAAAAATATTATTCAATTTAACTCGTAATTTTGGATTGTTCTGATTTGACATTACTGTAAGTATTGCCTGTTTTGTACTTTCTTTTCTTTTGTTGTAGCTCATTTCAACAGACGATAGGTCTTTCATCCAGTTATAAATCGACAGCCATGCCGATAAATCTTCATTTACCAAAAACGTAATGTCGAAAGTGTTATATTCAATTTTTGTACCTGAATGGTATATGTCAAGATTCGGTGTTGGCTGTACTGCCATACCGAGTGAAACGCCTGGAATGTTTGCTTTCTGACAAAAATAAACTGTTTCATTTATTTCTGGAATCGAAAGCACATATTTTGTGGGTTGTACTAAGTTTGTTGAACTAGGGTGAGTTGTGATTGCTCCACTCATATTATCTCCTTTTTGACTCCAGTATTTAGGAATAAAAAAAGAGGAGCATTTCTGCTCCTCTTTTAAAGTACCACTCTACGGTGGCTTCTTTTACTTGAAATTACATCAAGTTAGCAACACGGAAGATACGGTAGTAGGTGTTGCGCTTAGAGTACAACTGACCTAGGTCTGCATCTGAACCTGCGGCGAATGGGTTTGCAACCATGCCGTAACGTGTCTTGAAACCAATCTTTGGTTGGAAGGTGTACTGGTCAACTGCACGAACCATTTGTAGAGGAACGTATGGGCAGTAGAATAGACCAGCGTCATAAGGAGAAGAACCCTTATAACCGATTGTTACCAATTCTTGGTTGGATGTGTATCCACCGAAGTATGGATCGATATACACTTTGATACGACCGTGTAATAGACCAGCAAAGGTATTGCCTGTATCGTCAACTTGTAGATCAGTAGAAAGAGCAGGAGTGTATTGCAACACACCAGCCATAGCCATAGCGGATGCAACGTCAGATGATACGATCATCACGTTGCCCTTACCACGACGAGTTTCTTTTGCGATAACGTTAGCATCACGTTCAACTTGGAAGATCAGACCTTTGAAACGCTCAACAGACCAACGACCGTTAGAGTCAGTGTCCAAGTCGAATGTACCAGC